CTACTACCCACAAGAACAACTTCTACCGAGCTATCCAGCTAAACAAACGTAGACAGATGGGTGCACGAGCTAAGCAGAACCACTTCCAGTGGGACTGGAAAGACGTAGCTAAAGTTCAAACTAACTATGAAAAGTTTATTAAAAAAGAAATGCTCCGAATTGGAGAGGACTCAGATGAGTTTCAGCTTTCATACAACTGTAAATGGTTGTTGGAGCGAGGTATGTTTATTACATCCTCAATTATGGATGATCTTGGGGATACGTCGCAAGAACTTGTAAAGAGCCACTTCAGATCTCCTGTAGTTGTTGGGGTTGATCCAGCACGCAAAATGGACTCAACTGTTGTAACTGTTGTGTGGGTTGACTGGGATAGGCCAGATGAGTTTGGTTACTATGACCATAGAGTACTCAATTGGTTAGAAATTCAGGGGGATGACTGGGAAGAGCAATATTTCCAGATTCAACAGTTCTTATCTAACTATGATGTTCTAGCTATTGGTGTAGACGCCAACGGTGTTGGCGACGCTGTAGCTCAACGTTTAAAGATTCTTATGCCAAGAGCAGAAGTAATTTCGGTTACCTCTAGCCCTAGTGAGCAGTCAAAACGTTGGAAACACCTACAGGCTTTGATTCAGCGTCAAATGGTCTCATGGCCTGCCCACGCTAAAACCAGACGGTTGCGTATTTGGAAGAAATTCTACCAACAGATGACAGATGCCGAGGTACAGTACAAGGGGCCTAACTTCCTAGTAGCTGCCCCTGATGAAGCCCACGCACATGACGATTTCGTGGATTCTTTAGCCCTGGCTTGTTCTTTGACCCAGGAAATGGTTATGCCTACTATTGAAGTCAGTGCCAGTCCTTTCTTTTAATTATTATCTTTAATGTGACAAAACGCCGCGTACGCGACAGAATTATCCCGAGGACCTCAATCCCAACCCTATAGGAGAATAAACAATGGCAATGGAAAATATTGCACCAACACCTCAGTTCCCTGAGCGTGTAGGCTCAAGCTATGAACGCAAGTTCAGCCCAGCAGCACCAGGCCTTCGTGGCCCACTTCGTTTCGAAGAAGGTATTGCAACAGATACAGACGTTCCAAATGATTTCCAACTTGGCTTGGATCAGGGTTACGACACACCAAACGGTCGTCCTAACCACAACATGAACGTAATGGAAAAATATGCAGAAGAGACAATGAAAGAGCGTGCTCACGTTGGATCTGCTTCATGGGTCGAAGCACCTACATATCTTGGCGAATTTTCACAAGGTAACTTCGGTGATCACTCTGAAGTTGTTATTGAAGAAGTTATCCGTTCAGGTGCCCGTTACGGTCGCATGAACCCTGCTTCAGTCAACGACTAATTACTGTATACTAATGTTGTCCCCGGCCGCAAGGCCGGGGATAATACAGGGGAGAACCATGGCGAATGTTCGCAAGTACCTAAAGTCATACGAGGCTGTTAAGGATCAAGCTGCGGCTAGATATCCTAAGCATCGTGGTAAAGGTACATCGCCACAAGCTAATAAAATTATTAGCCAACAGTGGGCCCTTGTTGGTGGTAACGAACCTCAGAGTTTAAAAGAGGCTGATCCAAAAGATGTTGATTGGAAAAAAGTAAAAGAAGATCGACAAAAAGAAAAAGTAGCACGCAGAAAGCGTGAGACGAAGAAAAAAGGATTCGTAGTTTGAGGGCAAACATGATGGGAAATAACTAATGGCCGGTGGTATTGATTTTAGCCCTCCGTCGTATAGAGCGTCGTCGAGTGATTTAACAATCTCCATTTCTCCACTTGGTCTTGTAGAACTAGCGGATGAAGAGTTTGAAGTACATGGTCCACGCCTAAACCGTTATTCACTTAACTGGGCAATGTACCTTGGTCACCACTGGTCTTATCGCCGTGAAATTGGCGAATCACAGATGGTGTACAACTACTATCGCGCATTCACAGATTTTATTATTAACTTTACATTTAGCCGCGGAGTACAATTCCGCAGCCCAGGAGCCACAGAAGGTATCATCCCAGACATCCTAAAGCGTGTGTGGGAAATTGATAATGACAAGCGTGGGGTCCTATGGGAAATGGGCCAGCAAGGCGGAGTATCAGGAGACTGTTTTGTTAAGGTAGCCTATGAAGAAGCCTATGCAGACTCAATTGGCCAAGTACACCCAGGACGTGTACGCATCCTCCCACTAAATGCTTCTTTTTGTTTTCCAGAGTTCCACCCGCATGACCGTTCTCGCCTAATTCGTTTTAAACTCAAGTACCGCTTTTGGGGAACTTCAGTTGAGGGAACACGCCAAGTATATACTTACACCGAAATCTTGACTGATGATCGTATCGAAGAATACATTAACGACGAGCTTATTGACTCTCGTCCAAATCCAATTGGCGTTGTTCCAGTCATTCATATTCCTAACGTCCGAGTTTCAGGATCCCCATGGGGCCTTTCTGATTGCCACGACGTTATTACCCTAAATCGTGCCTATAATGAAACAGCGACAGATATCGCGGACATCATTAACTACCACGCTGCACCAGTTACTGTTATTACAGGAGCTAAAGCATCTAGCCTTGAGAAGGGCCCTAAGAAGGTCTGGGGCGGTCTTCCTAAGGATGCCCAGGTATTTAACCTAGAAGGCGGTGGACAGGGCTTACAGGGCGCTATGGAGTATTTAAAGGTGCTTAAGACAGCCATGCATGAGATGATCGGTGTGCCTGAAACAGCACTTGGTCAAGTACAGCCTATCTCTAATACTTCAGGTGTTGCTCTTGCTATTCAGTACCAACCATTAATGAACCGTTACCAGCAGAAGCTGGTTCAATACGGTGAAGGTATAGAACGTGTTAACGAACTTGTACTTCGTACTTTGGCATTTAAAGAGCCTGAGATGTTCACATACAACCCTATGTTTAACGGACCAATCAAACCAAACCAGCTTACTCAGCTGGACTTGGCTAGCCCACTAACATACAAGACTATTGTTCACTTCCCACAACCGCTTCCTCTAGATAAGCTCATTGTTCTTAATGAGATCCAGATGAAGATGCAGCTAAACCTAGAAAGCCGTGAAGGTGCTCTACGCCAGCTTGGAGAAGAGTTCCCAACAGAGAAGCTTGAAGAAATTCGGGCAGAGCTCATCCAAGATGCTAAGGCAGATGGAGCCGTTGCTCTTATCAAGCAACAGATTAACTCCGCTATTACATCACTCACAGGCATGATGCCAGATGGTACACTTCCTCCAGGGGCTGCACCAGGCGATGGTACAGGTCCAGGTCCGCTAGGACAACCAGGAGTAGTAACTCCATTTGAAGAACAGACTTTGGCTCAAATGCAATCCGAACTTGTCACAGGTGCTTATGGAACTAAGATTCCACAATGGCGTTCCGGTGATGCAAAGGGTGGATCTGACGATGGGTTCAAAGGACAAACTGATTAAGAATTTAGCCTGACAATACTTAAAATATTTGACAGGCTATATACCAAACTAAACCGCAGGTCATCGTGGCACTAATTCGGACAACGACCTCTTAAAACTAAGGACTAATTATGACAGAACAAGCATCTCCAGTTGTAACCGATGCAGTGGCTCAAGAAGCTTTCATGATGGAAGCTAAAGGAACCCCGGCACCTACAACTAACGAAGCAGTGGCCTCTTCACAGTTCACAGAACAGAAGAGCTACACAGAAGACGATCTAAAGCGTGTACGTGAGCAGGAAAAAGGAAAGCTCTACGACACAATTGAATCTCTTAAGGGAGAAGTAAACCTTCTTGCAAAAGATCGTGAAGAACGTCTAGCTGAAGCGGATCGACTACGCAAAGAAGCAGAAGAGGAAGCCCGTAAGAAGGCAGAATCAGAGATGGACACACGAGAGCTACTAGCACTCAAAGAAAAAGAGTGGACAGCTCAGCTTGAAGAAGTAAAGAATGAAAACGCACGCAGTCTCGCGTTAGTAGAACGTGAACGTCAATACGCCGCTCTTACAGAGTACCGTAATCGTCGCGTACAGGAAGAACAGGATAATATTATCCCTGAGCTTGTAGATCTAATCTCAGGAAATACTCCTGAAGAGATTGAACAAAGTATTACAGGACTTAGAGATCGATCCTCTAAGATTCTTGATTCGGCATCACAGGCAATGCAGAGTGCACGTCGTGAAATGACAGGTACTCGTCCAACTTTGCCCCCAACCATGGAAAACAATTCGGACCAACAACAGTTCTCAGCGGAACAAATTGCCGCTATGTCGGTTACTGAATACGCAAAAGTTCGTGAACGTCTCGGAATGGGACGTGGCACAGACAAAGGAATCTTTGGTTAAAAAGTAAATAGTAATTAAAAACCCCTCAAACATATATGAACAAGGAGTAACACCGACATGGCATCAGCCGTAACAGGTACCGGCAATTTAGCCGCAGCACCTACAGCATACTCTGGCTCTAACAGCCAGCTAACACAAGCAATTCAAACTATCTGGTCAAAGGAAATCCTTTTCCAGTCAATGCCAATTCTACGCTTCGAGCAGTTCGCTGTTAAGAAGACAGAACTAGGCGTCGCACCTGGTCTCCAGATCAACTTCATGCGTTATAACAACCTCGGAAACGCATCTTCACTCGTTGAAGGTGTCCGTATGTCAACAAACGCATTGACAGCACAACAGTTCTCAATCACAGTAGCAGAGCACGGCTTTGCAATCGCTGTATCAGAACTCCTACTTAACGCATCATTCGATGACGTTATGGCATCAGCATCACGTCTTCTTGGACGTAACATGGCTCTCTACCTTGATGGCCAGGCTCGTGACACACTAATGGCTGCTTCATCTGTAATCTACGGTGAAGATCGCTCAGGTCTATACTCAACAGCTTCAAACGCTGCTGGTAACAACCTTTACGCATACGGCACAAACGGTACATCACGTGCTTCAATGACTGGTAACTTCCATCTTTCAACACGCACCGTTAAGGACGCAGTTGAGACACTTGCTACACGTAACATTCCTCGCCTTGGTGAGACTTACGTAGCGTTCATCCACCCACACCAGAGCCGTCGTCTTCGTGATAACTCAGAGTTTATCGAAGTAACAAAGTACGCTGCTCCAGGTAACTTCATGCTAGGTGAAATCGGTCGTCTATACGACACAGTATTCATCGAAACAACTCAGATCGACAAGGTAACAAACGGTGCAGGTACTAACTACACCACTGATACTGCAGTTGCTCCAGAGTCAATCGTCTACCCAACTGGTGGTGGATACACAACTCCTGTTCGCAAGACAGGTAACGGTAACGCAGACCGCTACTCAGCTATCTTCATTGGAGATAACGCATTCGGTCACGCAATCTCTCTTCCAGTAGAACTCCGCGATGGCGGTATTCTAGACTTCGGT